GTGTAGGTGTGGAGTGTGTCCCAGCTATCCGTGTTCCAATTGTATATTTTCACGTACCATGTGACTCCGTCCGCGGAAGCCGTAGACTTCACTTTCACGTCTATGTCGGAGACCAAGGATTGTTTCACGTCTGTGTGCACCGCGAAGTATAGGCGGGCCACCACACCACCCGTCGTATAGGATTTCACGATACTATGCAGGTTTCCGTCTTTGCTGTGGGTGTTCTGGTAGTCCCCTGTGGTGTACGTGTACCGCCCGTATTTCCAAGAGGTGTACGCGTGTTGGGTGTCGCTGCGCGTCTGGTTTGAGGCGGTTGTGACAACCAGCATGAGGTTCGTGGTGTACCCGTTCAGCGCCGCGTTATTCATATTTGTCCCCACTATTTTGTCGTTCGCGTAGTCCACGGAGCTGGGTGTATCCTCCCGAAGCCCGCTCCCATCAAGATCCCACCGCGGCTCATAGTCAATAGTGTAGTCCCGTAGCTGGGCGAGCCAACCCTCACAACCCACGAGAACATACGGGGGAACCGCTTTCAGAATATTTATGCGGCCCCTCCAAACAGTCGTCCCCACAGGCTCCTCAATAGTCACCTCCGAAAACATATAGTCCTCAGGCGTGTACTTCTCCGCCATACTCCCATCGTTGTCTATGATCAGGAAGCGGGCGCTGTGAACCGCGGGGAAGACTTCGAGGGTGTATGTGGGGCGGACAGCTTTGGTTTCCTCTGTCCCATCTATCTTGATCCTGTAGGTCAAGTGCTATCAGTCCTCACGAAGCTAATATTGAACATGATTTTACCACCGCTACTGGAGTCCGCGGATGATATCAAACGCGCGTTCTGGACACCGTTGGGGTGGAACCAGACCTGAAAAGTGTTGTAGTAGGGGCTCGCTGACTTGTTGTAGACGCGGAGCTTCGGGTACCCTGAGGCGTAGCTGCTCTGCGCGGTGCGCATCCACGTGAGGAGGGTTTCCCAGTCTGAGAGGCTGAGAACACAGTTGGTGACGGTGTAGGTTTCCACGACGCGGTTGGGGTCGGTGACAGAGGGGTAGTCTCCGTTCACGGGGTTGATTTCCGCGGCTTGCCGCTGGATGGATATGAGTATTTGCCCTGGGAGCGTGAGTGTGGTGTTCGCGTCTTTGTATAGTGTTGTGGTGCTCATCGGAACGTCGCCTCCAACCCGCTGAGGATACTCTCAGCGCTACTAACCTGCTGCATCGCGGTGTTTTGCCCTGTGATAGCGTTGTGAACCGCCAACATAGCCGCGGTGATACTAATCGTGATAAGGGCCACTCCAAACGCCGCGGTAAGAGGGTTTGACATGGCCGCTGAGGCGAGGCTCTGAAACGTTGTGTAGATGGTGTAGGCGCTGTCGATTAGGGCCCCTCCTATCTGCCCCACGGCTCCTCCTATGGCCCCGACGACTGCGCGGGCGGTTTGGACGAGGCCGCTTAAAGTGATATATTGTTTGATTTTGAGGATTTCGAGGCGGTTCTCGGCTTCCGCGGTGGCCCGGTTGAGGCGTGATACGAGGGCGAGGCCCCGCTGGTAGTCTTCTTCTACCTCCGAGATGTCCGCGGTTATTTTCAAGTTGATTTTTTCACTCAATTTTCTTTCCTCCTATCCTTCATATAGGCTGCTATCTATTTGGTCTTTCACCTCTATTGAGATAGACTCGGCTTTCATCACATACGTGGCCTCAGCGAACCCCGACACAGCCGGGTAACCCACCGAGGCCTCATGGACATGGAGATTCGACAGCGTGTACTGGATGTAGTCGTTTGTGTCGCGTTCAAACTTGATCACGAAGTCTTTTCCAGTTGATGTTTTTTGGAGTGCTTCTTCGAGTAGGGTTTTGTCTTCGAGTTTGATTTTTAGGGTGAGTTGGATGTCTCCGGGGCCTATTGCGGGGCACTGGTAGGGTATGTGTGATTTGTCTGTGCCGCTGTCTTCCCATGTGGTGTATAGGTATTGGTGGGGTAGTAGTGTGGTTAGTGTGAAGGATAGGACTGTGTTGGTTATCGCGTTGCCGTCGAGTGTGATTGTTCTCTGGTTCCATTTGTAGGGTGTTGTGTGACTCGCAGAATGCCATCCTGGGGCGTTGTCGAGGGCCCAGTTTACGAGGCTGCCTTCACGGGCCATTAGTGAAAGCGTGTAGAGGAGGAGTCCGTCGGTTTCCGTTGGGCTGCAAGATATGGTTGCTGCTGATATTTTCACGCCTGTCCACAGCTTGTATATATTGGTGAGTGTGCTTGTTGAGTCCTTTATCTCCTGTTTCAAGGTGAAAGAGGGGAGTTCTCCGCCGCCTGTCACCCGCGTGATGGTGTGGGTGTAGGGTGCGCTTGTCCCCGTGGTGGTGCAGGAGCCAAAAATATAGTAGTTGAGGACTCCGTCCACAGGTAACACGTTTATTTCTCGTTGGAAGGCGAAGGCTGCTTTCACGTAGTCCGTGGGGTCGTATTTCTCCGCGTCTCCCTGTATGGGGGTGAGCTTCATTTTCACGTCGGGGAGCTCTATATCCGCGTTTATGATGCCAAGGCGGTAAGCGGTGTCCGTGCTCTGCGTGAGACTCGCGGAGCCATACGTGGACTCCGCTTTGTATCCGAGGAGAAAAGTATCATATTTAGCCATTTTTACCGCCCTCCTTAGCGAGCTCACGCTCCGCCATCTCACGAAGCTTCACAGCTATCTTCGCGTCCTTCTCAAATTTCTTTAAAATGTTTTGGAGTTCCTCAGCATCTCGCTCGTGTTGTGCTCTGCACTTCGCGCACATCTCCACGAGGATATATCCTTCCCCTGTCTCTGTCTCCGCCTTCACCCATTCACAACCACAATCATATAGTTTCATTTAAGCCACCTTCCATAACAGTATATGTGAGCCCGCGCCTATCCCTGAAGCCGCGCTCGCGGTGACAACGAGGCTCGTGATATTCGTCGAGGTGTCACTCCACACGCTTGGCACCGTGATAGCCCGCGTCACAGTCGTCCCCGCCACACGGTCCGCCGCGACTGTGAGAATCACACGTTCATTCCCCGACTTCGCGTATATGTTCGCGTGTTTGACGCTGATATCGTTTTGATCCGCGTACCCGAACCACGCGTATGTGCCGCCTGTGACTTGTCCTGCGCTGGCTGTGCTTCCGCTGCCAGCTATGTACTGGTACCCGTAGTTGGTGCCTGAATCGTTGTTGCAGCGTAGGTAGTATGCGCAGGTGCTTGCGGCTCCGTTGACGATGTAGGCGAAGAGGTAGTATACTTTGTCGTTGTCCCCGTCGAGCCCCGTGATTGACACGGTTGTTGTCGCGGTGGACACGGTTTGGTCGTATACTATTTTCCACCCGCGTAGGTCCGCGGCTTCGTAGTTGTCCACTGTGTCCGCGTCTATTCCGAGGGCGTCGTGGACGGCTTTCGTGTGCCGCGCCGCATTATAGTACTGAGTGTGGTCGTCGTCCCCGAGTCCCTGCAGGTCCCCGTGGTCGCGGTTCGATATCTGGGTTATGTTCGTGAGGGTGATGTCGTCGTTCACCATAGCGTCCGTGATTGTGGGGAGGCGAGCGCTGTCAATTGTCCCCGATGTGATTTGAGAAGCATCCAAAGAGAGTTCATCACTACCCCCGCTCTCGTGACTGGAGGCGTGAGCCTTCGGCGGCTGCGGGTCCGCGAGCTCCCCTGAAAGCCCTGAGACGTCTATTTCATCGCTCCCACCGTTCTCGTGACTCGCCGCGTGCAGCTTCGGCGCGTGTAACTCGCTTTGACTCGTGATATTCGCGTGTTGAACACTATTCGGAAGCGTCCCCGACTCATCGCTGATAGTCACATACGTGCGCTGGGAGAGGTCGGCGTTCGACGTGCTGCTCGGTGTGACGCTGCCTGAGCTTGTCTCCGCGAGAACCACCACGTCGAAGGTGATGACGTGTTTGTAGATGTGTTTTTTTCTGTCGCTTAGGTCGGTTTTCCACAGTGGGAGAATCATATCCACGCCTGTGATGGCTCCTGAAGCGGTGAGTATCCGTAGAACCTCGTCTCTGAACCCCTCCGCCTCGTCGTCGCTTGTCCTGCTCTGCACACCTATCTCATAGTATTCGTGGCGGTGCCTGTAGTTCACGTTCACAACTTCGTAGGGGCTGCGTTGATAGGGGTATATCCAAACCACGTCGTCTTTCGCGGCGAGGACTGCTTGAAGGTCTTCCTCGGTGAGGACGTCGTGGAACGTTGGAGTAGTTCCCAGACTCCAGTTTGTTTCCAAACATGATTTGATTGCTTCTCTTATGGTTGTCACTCACTCACACTCCTATATATATTGTTATTCGTCGAAGAGGGTCACCGTCCCTATCTCCGCCTTCGTAGCCTTATGGAGTTGAACCCGTATCTCATTCGTGATTATCTCCCCGTCACTGTACGCTACACCGTCCTGTGAAGACGCCCCGCCAATCTTCTGGATATGCATCCAGCGCTGATATAAGCGCATAACGATACTCTGCAGTATACCGAGGCGCGTGGCGCTATCCGAGATATCCGCGAGGGTAGCAGGGTACAGCTCCGCGTTCGCCAAAGCCTCCGCCTGCACACACCAAGCGTCCACCTGCGCATCCGAGGGAACAGTGGAAGAGCTCAGGGTTTTCCCCAACAGGGTTTCTATGTTCGCGTGGTCAATGTAGGTTCCACCAGCCATCACACACCACCTCCAAACCAGTGATAAATATTCTCCAACATATACACCACAATCGGCTCAAAACTCACCCCGAACAGCAGCAGTAAAGCCTGTGCGAGGGCCACTCCAGCAACTATCGCGGCGGGAACAGTCGCGCCAAGCGCCCGCCCAATAACAGTGATCCAGTCCTCCGCGAACCTGAGAACCACCCAGAACATCACGCTGAAGATGATGACGAGGCCGAAGAAGAGACTCATACTGCTCCCGTAGTCTGATATGAGGGGGCTTAGGGCGCCTACAAGGTAGCTGGCGGCCACCCACCCTAGGACTACGCCGACCACAGGGCTCCATGGAACCGAGCGGGCGGGTTGCATGTTGAGGACTGCTCCGAGGACGAAGAGCCATACGATTGTGAAGTAGTCGGCTGTGGGGAGGCCTCTGATGGCGTCGAGGGTGAAGAATATGCTCGCGGTGATGAGGATGAGGCCGTAGAAGAATGCGATGAAGTTCACGATTAGGGTGGCCCATTTCCTGGTTTTGAGGTAGGCGATGAAGCTTTTCCTCTGGTTTTCGTCGACGGGCATAATATCCTCGTCTTTGTTCAAGAGTCGGAGGATGAGGGGGATGAGGACGAGTACGGCTCCTATGAAGAGGAGGGTGCTTTGGTGGGGGATGAGCCACCGTATGGCGTCGCTCACGGGTTGTAGGGGGTTCACCATCGTGTTTCACATCCTACTATATTGGTTTCCAGAAGAACGGTATCATAGCTAGTTGTATCGCCAAGTATATTATCACGCCGATGTAGACGGCGTTCATGGCGATGATTGCGAGGTAGAACCAGCGTTTCATACGGGTGTATCGGTCCGCGAACTCCAGCATATCCACGACGCGTTGCTCCCCGTGCTCCCTTCCCATCGCGTAGATTTCTATGGGTTTCTTGTTTGAGAGGTCTTTGGGCATGGGTAGTTTGGGGAGAGCGTATTTTTTGCTGCGTGGGGTGTACTCTATTTTATCTTCTTTTTCGGTTCGCGTCTGGTTCCATCTCTGGTTTTCGTTTTCAGAAGTAGTGTCACTCACTCACATCACACTCCAATATTTTATGTTCATATAACTAACGTTAGGGGATTAACCCCGCTAACAGGCTCTGAATAGTACTCCAGTTGATAAACGCCATGATCAGAGCCGCTATACCATAGTAGGCGATGGCTTGAATTATCTTCGCCTGCCATGTATTCCACCTATACGCTTTCTCGAGTTCACCGCGGATACCAGCGATAGCCGCCTGCATCTCCGCCTTGAAAAACGTCATCTCCTTCGCGATGATACCCTCGAAGGCCCGCACCACTTCGTTGGGCACACCGATAGCCGCGAAAGCGCTTTTAATATCGCATCTGGTGGGTAGGTTCACGTTCAGATACGGGCAGCCTTTGCAATCTGGGTGGTCGTGGCACATTTTGAGAAGCAGGTCACTGAGACGTTTAAGCTCGTCTTGTTGCTTCGCGTACTCCTGCACCGCCTGCATTTCCTGTGCTTCCAGTGCAGCCCGCGCCTCAGGCGATAACTCCACAGCACCCGCCACAAACCTGCTCAGCGGCTTCACCTCCCCCCATATCCTGCTCCAAATCAGCTTCGCCTCCGTGGGCCACACAGCTGCGATAGCTGGGAGAATAGGGGTCAGAGCCGCTCCAAGTGGGCCCAGTAACATGTATCCTGCGCCGCTTCCGAGACCCGCGATCAACGGGAAGAAATAATCCCACTTCACGGGTTTGAGTTTCTGGTTTCGTGTGAGGTATATGTGGTTCGCGGCCATGAATATTACTCCGCCTACCCCTCCTAAAAAAAGGGGGTGTAAGAGAATGTTCTCGAACACTGTTGTGGCCTCCTATGATATGTCGACTGTTTTGTGCGCTACGATCGCGTCTGAATCCCAGATTCTCAGTGAGATAGCGAAGAAAATGGTTCCATCGTAGGTCATGCTTTTGACATTTAAGTTTGGATCAAGGATTGTTGTTAGCGGTTGATGGATTACTACTTGGAAGTTGTCGGGGTGGCTTTTAACTGCGAGTGCTACTCCGTCGTTGCTTGTCGCCGCTGGTAGTGGATATATGGTGTTGTGTGTATTGGTTCCGTGGCTTAGGACGTATACGTTTCCTGCTCCGCCTTGGACAGGTGAGTCTATCTGGGGTGTTACGCCGACGGATGCGGGGTTTAGGACTCCTTGGACTGCTTCCCACTCGGTGACTGAGGCTGTGCTGTTCCGTAGCACGAGGTAGGGCCACAGGTTCTCGGATATGAATAGGTCGAATGGTGGCCCGAACTTTGAAGTCATGTTGGATATCATGTCTTGGACTGTGAGCATGGGGCCCTTCGTGGTTCCCCAGGTGGTGGTTGTATACGTGGATGTTGCTCCAGCAGCTGCGAACAAACCGTTTATACTCGGACTCGTTGAGCCCTTAAAGATGAACGCGGCTTCTTGCCTGGCCATTTGCCGTCCTATCGCGGTCATAGTTCTACTTCTCAGACCCTCTGATAGTGGCGTGTCGAGGGCTGCTTGAACCTCCGTATAGGGCAGCGCGATATTCAAACGGTACCACGCTACAGCCACACTGTGCTCAGTGATCTTCGCCTTCACTTCCTTCGTGGCCTGCAGGAACTTGCTCTCCATTGGTGTGCCTACGTTCGCGACATCATAAAACTTATCGGTGTAACCTCTGAAGCCTTCTTTGACCTCGTAGGGTAGTGCTTCACGCAGCGCCCCCACTCCGAGCTCATGCGCGTAGACGAGTTTTGAAACTATGTTCTCTACTTCAGCGTCGGTTAGAGTTGTGCTTGTCATTTCATATCAATCCTCCTAGTCCAGCCATACTTCGACGACTTGGTCGTCTGTGGCGTCGTTCGTCACCGCTTCCGCGAGTCGCCCCACTTTGGTGGCGAGTGTGTCAGTGTTCACCGCGCCGTCAGTGTACCCGTAGACAACTACTTTCCCCGCTTCGCTGCCGAGGACAACTATTTCTCCTTTCTGCGCGTCTCCACCATTCGCTTGGTACCAGACGCGGACTTTGCAGCCGCTTCCGCAGCGGGCCACTTGAACAGTTGTGTTATCACTGTAGGCGTCGTCGATGTTGTGGTCGGGGTTGCAGAGAACTACGCCGAGAGGTGTCTCGGTTTGACCGCATAGGTCGATGTCTTCCTCGTTGCTCTCACCTACGTTTGTGACTACGTGCCCCGGTTTTATGTCGGTGCCGTTGGTGACGGCTTCGATGATGGCGTCGGGTTTGTCGCTTGTGTAGGTTATTATGGTTGATCCGTTATCTCCCATCTCTTCGTCCGCCATTATAGTATCCCTCCATATATTTCACGATACTTGTATTTCTCGCTTGGGTTTTCTCGTTTCACGAATGTCCGCCCGTCTTCACCCACGATGAGCAGCTTGTTTTGTGTGCCTGCGGGTGCTCCTGCGGGTATGGTGAATGTCTGCGCCGCGTCTTTGGCTTTGGCGTCTTCTTGTTTCTCTGGTTTTGTTTCTGCGAGTAGTTTCTCGATTTTCTCGAATCGCTCCGATATTTCTCTGCGTAGCGCGTCTATCTCTGTGAGTTTCGCTGCGTCTGTGGTTGCTGCTTCGGGTGGTGGTGTAGCGGACTCGGTGGGGACACCTACGTTTGGTTCTTCTTCGGTTGGTGTCTCCGCTTGTGTTTCCTTGGGTTTTTCTTGTTCTTCACTCATAGTTTTCACCTATATGATATTTTATGAACGGAAAATATTTTATTCTACTCTTCCCCTCCTGTCCCCTGTCCGTCGCCCGCGGACTGCTTCGGGGACCGTTCTCCCTCGTGTTCGGCTTGAAGCTTCCCACAGATTTTCTTGGCTTCCTCCTCTGTGTGGCCTTTCTCCAACATCTTGTTCACGCAGTCCTGGAAGTCTCGGAACCCTGCGAAGGGGTCGGTGGCCTTCACAGCGTCGAGGTTGAGGCCCACGCCTTCCCGTGGTGTTTTACGGGGCTCCATGTTCGGGTCCACTATCACACCCACGTGTTTAAAGAGAATATTTTGTTGTAATGCGTCGAAACGCTGTCCCTGCCACGTGCCGCTGGGCCCATAGTCATACGTGAATCCTGCGCTTACGGGTATGGGCCGCCCGTCTTGGAGTGTGGCCGCCAACCAGTCGGGTATGCGCTCCGCATCAAAAACACACCTCGCTTTGACCGCGCTATCTTCGTACCGTAGGTAGGCGGTTCCCACCCATTCCGCCGCTGTCTCCTCACCAGGCGTCACGTGGTTGAATATTATGGGGACGGTGGGTGTGAGTTTCACGGCTTTCGCTAGTTCCTCGGGGCTCTTCAGTTGTCTGACGGGGCCCTCGGGAGCCAGCTCAGGGTACTCGTAGACCCCTGCGCGGGCCACCACAGCCTCCCCCACCAACTGGTTTTCTGGTGTGATCTGGAAGGCGTCTTGTGTCCACCTGTAGTAGCTGCTGCGGCCTATTTGGAAGGTTTTGCATAGGCGGTTGATGGAGCCTTCTTGTGCGAGGGCGTATGCTACTGCGTCTCCTACACGCTTGAATCTTAGCCCGTAGCGCTGCTCTACGCGTGTGAGGAAGCGTGTTTGCGCGTCTGTGGATTGGCCCGTTTCAGGGGGTTCCTCTTCCTGTGTTTCCTGTGGGGGGCCCTCTTCTTCGTTTTCGGAGGAAGAAGTAGTAGAAGTAGTTTCGGGGGATATGCCGAAGCTCATCAAGGGCTTGAGTGCGGGTATGATGTTCCCTTCAGGCACAGGGGGAAGCCCCATTTGCTCTCGGACCTCGTTCACAGTCATATATGATAGTTTCTTGTTCACCGCGTCCTCTGTGAGGTTCTGTAGCTCGGCTTCTTCGCGGCTGTTCAGGTTCTGCTCGTTGGCCCAGTCAAAATAGTATTCGGTGGTGAGACTTGGGAATAGGCGTGAGATTACTTCCCTGATGATGGGTTCGTATTGGTCTTGGACGCCTGAAATAGTTGAGAAGAACTCTTTCTCGTTCTGCTCGCTACCCGTCACGGCTCCAGCTGAAACCCCTTTAAGGTAGTCTTTAGGTATGCCGCAACCCGCCGCTATCCTGTCGAGGAGGATCTCGGTCATCGAATAGTAGTCTATTGCTCCGCCTCCGCCCTCCGCTTGAACCTCGTACTTCGAGTCGGGTAGGACGAGGGCGTTCCTCATATCAAACTGTTTAAGTTGCTCCTCTAACAATGTTTTCTCAGCTTCACTTATCGTCCTGTTCCCTATGGTTCCCTCACTTGGTTTCACGATGAAGGTTTTCCCACCGTACTTCGCACCGTACCAGACCGCGCTATTCGATAGCTGCCTGTACATCACAATATCGTCCCAGACAGGGTCCAGTGCAGTAGCGCCTTTGTAAGACCTGTCCACGGGTTCAGGGTTCACGTGAACAACGTGTGATTCGTGAATCAGAATATCAATAGGCTTCGCAGACTTCTCCACAGCCACACTTATACGGTAGACTTCGGGGAGCCCCATCTTCGGGCCGCTCTCATACACCCTGTCCACCTGCACGTCACGCTCCCCCGCGAACGCCTCGAGTCGGGCCACATTCTCCCATGAGAGAAGCACATTCTGCATATCCTCGGGGCCCTTTGTCGCACGGTCATACGCGAGGATAATACTCCAACCGTGTATCCGTGCATACCTGCAGGCGTCTATGAGGACTTGGTTGAAGTGGAGCTCGTGGAGTCGTTCCTCCACTTGTTTCATTTCCTCCAGTGGGTTTCCGTCTTTATCCACGAAGTGGAACCAGTCGTCGAAGGCTACGCGGGCCACTTTGTAGGTGATGAAGTTCGCTATGGGATCGTATCGGGCGTTGTCTTCGCGGTGCCTCCAGTTCTCAATATTATCTTTTCTGTACAAGACGAGTTTGGGTTTGAACCGCGCGAAGGCTTGGTTCATAGTATAGGATGCGAGGGCGGTTGTCGTGACGGTTGCGTCTGTTCCCCGCCTCCAGAATCTCCAGTTAACCATATTACATCACTTGTATGTTTTTCACGGGCCACCCGTTCGCCTCCAAAAGGTTCGCGATACGATACGCGAGGAAGGCTTTGATCGCCTCTTCTATTTCTTTGCGGAATAATAGAGTAGTACCGGGGGTTCTTGCGTGCGCGGTCCCCGCCTCCCCCTTCTCCTCTAAGTATGAAGCGTAGTAGGCTGTCCACCCGAGCTCCATTTCTATTGTTGTTTTGCCTTGGGGGGGTGTTGTGTAGAAGCTGCGTCGTAGGCTTCCACCGGGCCACCCTCGGTAGGATTGATAGTATTGTCTTTGGTAGATGGGTGTTAGGCGGCGGTTCAACTCCTCGGCGTAGAGGGCTGCTTCGGTAAAAATAGTGTAGATGGCTTTGCGTAGTTTGGGGAGGTCTTGCTCCAGCCGTGCTTTTATGGTGCTGCGGATGGGGGCGTCTGTGGCCTTTTCCATAGGTTAAAAAAGCTTTTTTCTAATACTTATAGTTTACGAAAAACCGTAAATGTTTAGCTTCGCGTAACGTATAAATATGTAACGTTACATAACATTACACATGGAGAAACGGGTTTGTCCTATCTGTGAGAGGGAGTTTGTGCCTGGGCGGGCTAAGCAGGTGTATTGTTCGGCTCGTTGCAGGGTTAAGGCGTGTCGCCTGCGTAAGCGTAATGTTTTGGAGGCTGCTAAGGGGGATAGGTTGGAGGAGATTACTCAAGGGAAGCTGTGTTTGAATGAGTTGGAGAAGGTGTCGGTGGATTATATATTAGGGTTGAGGGAGATTAGTGATAGTGTGAAGGTTGCTTTGTTGCGGTTACGGGAGGACCGTTTGAAGGCTTTGGGGGAGCAGGTGAAGGAGCGGGATAGGAGACAGGTGTTTGACTGTGACGGTGTTGTTCCCCGTGAGCTTATAGTGGAGTTTGCGGAGGCGTTGCTGAATGGTGGCGGTGGAAGGGGGAAACAGTGAGCGTGTAGAGGGGCTTGTGAACCTCCTATATGGCATCACATATAGGGATTTGGCGTTGTATAGTCCCGCGTATTTTGGTTACCGTTATCTGCGTATAGTTGACCCTTTGACGGGGGAGACTGTACCGTATAGGGCTCCGCGTCACCAGTTGGAGTGGTTTCGGTTCATTAAACCGGGGCTTAACTTGATAATGGCTCCTCGTGGCCACGGGAAGAGTACTGTTTTCACTTATGTTTACCCGTTGTGGAAGCTGTATACTGTGCCGAATGTGCGTATATTGTTTATCACTGCGAGTCACAGTATGGTGAAGGGGTATATAGACCGTTTGAAGACGGAGATAGAGAAGAACCCACGGTTACGGGCGGATTTCGGGGATATTAGGGGTGAGCCGTGGCAAAGTGACACCTTCAACGTTGTGCGGACCGTGTATTATAAGGAGCGTAGTGTTACGGGGAAGGGTGTGGGTGCGGCTATCACAGGGTGGCACGGCGACCTTATTATCATCGATGACCCTATCGATGAGGAGTCTGCGAACAGTGAGAAGGAGCGGGAGCGTGTCCTAAACTGGTTCCAATCTACTATATTACCGATGGCGCTGCGTAACCCCTCCTGTGAGCTTATTCTTATCGGGACTTCAAAACACTGGGAGGACCTCTATCAATGGGTGCTGAAACAGAGCGGCTGGAAGAAAAAAGAGAAGTGAAGGCGACGTGGAACATCCTCGTCCAAAAAGCTATAATCGACGAGAAAAAGAAAACTGTTCTTTGGCCTGAAGTGTTCCCGTATGAGCGGTTAGTTAAGGTTATTAGGCCTGCTATGGGTGAACTCGCGTTTGCGCGGGAGTACCAGAATGAGCCTGCGCCTCCTGGTGGCCTACGGTTCCGCCCCGAGTGGGTAAAGTATTTTGATGACGTGGACAGGAATAGCCTGGAAGTGTATATGGCGGTGGACCCCGCGGTGGGGAAAAAGGATCGTAGCTCGTATTTCGCGGTGGCTGTGGTGGGAGTAGACCGTTACGCGAAGCTGTATGTGTTGGATGTGTTCCGTGAACGGTTGTTGTTCGGGGAGCAGGTGAAGACTATATATAGGTATTGGAAGGTGTATCAGCCGAAGGTGGTGGGGATAGAAGACGTGTTTTACCAGAACGTGTTGTTGCAGTCTCTGGATGAGTTGGGGCCACTCCCACTCATAGGGATCAAACCAAAAAAGGATAAGATAGCGAGGATAGACAGTTTAGCACCGTTTCTGCAGGCGGGGCGGGTGAGTTTCAAGCGGGGTATTTCTGGCTTCGACACGTGGCTCCGAGAGGAGTATCTCACGTTTCCTGAGTCGGATTATATGGATGGGTTAGATGCGTTGTCGTATGCGGTTGGTATGGCTGTGGATTCGTGGACGGAGCCTAAGAAGGGTGCTTTGGGTTGGATGTGGTTCTGAAAAGTAAAGGTTTATAACTGTTTTTCCCATATTATTACTTGTAGTGTTAAAAATGTCAAGAACCGTAACTAAACACCGCCACAAATATAAGCTTTCAAACCGCTACAACATACACAGCTTAGGCTCCGTCAAATCATATAAATGTGTTATATGCGGAGCCATAAAAATAGAAGAGGAAAAATAAAAGTCACTCTTCTTTTTCAATATCACTTGTCACCGTGGCCCATAGTGCGAAGGCCCCAAACACCACGATTACCAAGCCGAAAACGCATAGAAAAAGATTGGTGTCCGCTCCACTCACCGCGACCACCGCGCCGACACCCATCACCGAGAGGCTGAGAGCGAAGCAGAACACCCAAAGGTTTTGTTTCAAGTGGCCCATTTTATCCGTGTCTCCCTTTCTTTCTCTTTGAGCAGGCGATGGAGTTCTTGTTCTAAACTGTGAATTTTCTCAGTTTGTTTCTCGATTTCGTTTCGGAGTAGTTTCTCTACTTTTTTTTGGAATATGAGTTGTAGGCTGAGTTCTTGCACTCTGCGACGTAACAGTTCTTTCTCACTCATTTTCACCGCCAGTCCTCCTTCAAGACTTCTATGGTGTTGCCGCAGTGTTCGCAGTGCAAAGCTACACCTACACCTCCTGTTTTCTGTAGTAGGGCCACAAGGCGCATAGGGGAACCACAGTACTCACATTTCACCGTATCACCCCCGCCATAAACGATAGCGGCGTAAGCAAGTAAAGTATCCCTGGTTTCCGCGTAAGAAACAATGCGCCGAAGAAAATAGTAGCCCACCACAACAAGAAATATATTAGTGCTGTCAGCGGGTTCTTCACTTTTCTTCACCTCCATTGTTGTGTTCGTCGAGGACACACCTGAAAAACGCGTGTAGTTGCGGCCGCGGGAAAACATAGCTCTTCACGATTTCCACGTAGTCCAAGGCGTGAAGGCGCCGTAGGCTCCGCTGTATTTTCCGCGGTTGCAGATGCAGGAACGCGGAGAGTTCACCGCGCGTCAGGAATGTGTCCTCTGCGGGGCAATGAGAGTGAACGGTGTACGCCACGGGGATATCTTCGGGTTGCAGCTCTGTTCCGAGGCCTGTGTGTGGAAGGGAGTCCATGAGCTGCACGAGTTGGTTCACTGTTTCCCGTGGGAACAGGGCGTAGAGGACGAAGGGACAGGTACTGTACTTGCAGCGGTATCTACTCTCCGCGAAGAACTCTCGGGTGGGGTCTTCGAGTACTTGAGGCCAATAGCAGAGTAGAAACCTGCTTTTCCGCGTGCGGTGGTAGGTGCAGTGTTTCCGCATCCACACCCGCCACTCACGGTACCCTGCTTTCGGGGGAGGGGGGATGTTCACAACGGTTTCCTGCGCCATATCCCTTCCCCCTTCACGTAGTCGAAGCCGTAGCGCCGCATCAAAGCGCAGAAGTCCCGGAAGTCGCCGTTTTCGAGTCTTGTCCGTGTGTGGAAGCCTTGTTTGTCGGCGGTGAGTTCGACGAGGGCTTTCCACTTCTCCGATAAGTCGCTGTAGATTTCCTGTGCGGTGAATGTGTGTTCGGGTGGCGTGTCCGCCCCTTGTTCGTTTTGCCGCTTTTTCCACTCTATCGCCATAGCGGCGTTCTCGGCGATAGGTGTCAGCAACTCACCTATTTTCCTTAGCGCGTCCCGTATTTCGAGGAGCCGCGCGTTGATTTGTTTCTCATCCATCCACTTCTTCCTCCTTTTCTTCTATTCTTGTGAGTTCTTCGAAAACAAAATCTAAACGGCCATCCACTTCACTCAGCTCTCGGATACTACGCGCTATCGCTCTTCGGAGGGATTGAATATCAGCCTCGAGAGCCCATAGGGCATAACGTAGCTCTCGAAGTGAATTACCTTTATTTTCACTCATCTTTCTTCCTCCTTTTCCTCTAAGATATTATGTATTTTCTGACATATCTCTTCAGTGTGTTTTTCTCCTTTTTTCCACTTCTCTATGTTCTCCTCGATAGCAGATAGTTTGTTTTCGTATCGCTCAGCAACACGGAGAACAGCGGCGTAGAGGTTTTCATATTTTTCTACCTCAATTTGTAAGCGTTTGATCCATTCAGCGGTGTTTGTCGCGATTATAAATCCGTTTTCATACCCCCATAGTTTTCTTTTCGTTTTCTCTGCTTCAGCCTCTAATTTTTCTATTCGTTTCTCTAATTTATCGAGTTTTTCAGAGTATATTTCACGTAGTTCCTTTATTACTTTCCTCATTCATCTTCCTCCTCAGAAATATTCAGTTTCACGACGCTAGTTGTGTGAGCGACTCGCGCCTCAAGATTGGTCTTTAACGTATATATTTCGGAGAGAAGGCGCTCCGCAAGGTCATCTGCATGTATACCGTCAAATACGTGTAGGGCTAAAATTATTTCTGCTTTCATTTTATGTTCCCTCTATTTTTTCCTCCTTTTTCTCGTGGTTCCCCTTCAACTTAGCCGCGAGTCTACGCCCCTCCTTAGCCTCCTCCACCTGATGTGGGTAGGAGATAAGCAATTTGTTTAGTAAATCATACGCCTCCCATCGTTTGACTCCAAGAATCAGTTCTATTTTCGTAGCTGTGAGACTACTAAAAGGATAACTTTCGAGGTAATGTAGTAGCGCCTTTAATTTTTTCTCGTCTTTCCGCCTCTCATGTACTGTTTTCATTTTCATCGACCTCCAAGTTTGTTAACGCCACCATCTTCACTTTTGGGGTGGCCTTCAAGTCGTTTTAGAAGAACTAGAGTAGTATGGAAATATCATCTTCTTTGACCTCCGATAAAATCGCTGTAGGGTAATTTCCCCAATCTGGCCTATGCAAAGTCACGTAAATACGGCCGTCTTTCCCCTTCGTAATTTTCGTAATTTCCACGAGAATCACGGAGCTCACGGTGTACACTGGGTTCTCATAGCATTCTTGGCAAACCTCATCTAAGATGTATCCGCAGTTAGGGCACTCAGTCATTCTTCTTTCCTCCTGTGAGTGCCTGAAGCTTCTCCGTCACAGTCTTCATATATTCCACGATCAGTTTTTCTTGTTTTTCAATCATTGTCTCCACTGTTTGGAAATAGTCGCCTGTTTGTGGGATTCGTTCTTCCATTTTTATTTTTATGCTTGGTTTTTTGTTTCCTTTGCTGTCCGTGTCTACACTTGTCTCCACGGAGACGAGTATTGGTTGCGCATATACGAATGTTGTTTCTTTTTCCTCACTCATTCTTCTTCCCCCCAGTCAATCGGTGGCGGCGTGATATCCTCTATTTCTCTCCGAAGCCTGTCGCAGCGGGGACAGGATCCGTCGACTGCTAGCCTTCCTCCACAGTTAGCGCAGTACCCGAGTTGGGGTTCTGTGGGTTCGTAGTGGAGGGTTTTAGTGTTTAAACGGAATTTCATCTTACATCACCAAAAAATTTGAAAAAAAAGGGAGGATCATTCATCTTGATCCTCCCTAAAATAAGTGTTTTCTATATAGTCGAGGATTTCTCTGTCCTCGACTTTTATTCCATAGGGCATAGCCCCATGGAATTTTGAACCATGTGTTTCTTCCACATGGCTGTAGACTCCGAGGAGAATCGGGTTCCCGTCTCCTCGGTAAACTTCCTCCTCTGTGATGTGCCCGCAAACGGGGCACACGTCACAGAGGACAACAATATCTTTATTGATCTTGTTGTCCTTTATTTTGTGTGAGTGGGTTCCAGTGACCCACCCACGTGTCTGGAATACTATTATTTCTTCTTCCTCCTTCTTGTTTTGTGTATGTATATATATGTATACGGAGGGGATATATATAGTTGTTGTTCCAGTGGAAATGTACCCAGAAAATATATATATGGTGGAAGTGTACATTGAAGTAGAACTATTTTTTTCAGTGGAAAAAGAATACCTCTTTTTCTTCCCCCTCTATTTTTTTCCTGTATACATACATATATATATACATACATTTATATATCAGCTCCACAATATATATCATGGAGGAAGAAAAACAAGATGGTTGCGACAAAAAAAGGTAAAATAACCGAAATAAGAAAAATAACAAAAAACTACACCGCAATCGACATATTCACGGAAAACAAGGAAAAAATAGGGGTAAAACTTTGGGATACCCACGCGAGAATCAACGCGAACATAGGCGACATAATAGAGGTAAAAGGTAGATACTTGGAAAACACAGTAGACACAGACTACACAGGATTTTTCACGGTGGAGAAACCCGAAGACTACGCGAAGGTGATAACAAATGGGGTGTGAGAAAAGAATTTTCTCAGAACCAATACAAGAAATAGACTTCGAGGACGAAACGGATGAGCAAATACAAATACCAAATTTCACAAATAAACTCGATGAGTTCGCGTGGTTCCTCAACAGAAAACAACTGTTTCTCTTGAGGGACTGGAAAATATATGGTCCTGACGGAGACTTGGTGGCAGTGGTTCAGTCAGAGAAAGCGAAGAGAAAACTGAGGAAATATATGAGAAAATAGGGGTGTAGAAAAATAGTTCTGAAAAAAACAGCGCTCCTACTCTTTCTCTGGATATTTCTCTTCGACGCCGCCGTCTTCATGCTCATCAACGCGTACACGCACAGCCTCTACCCCGACTTCTACATCGGGGTGGCCGCGGTGATCAGCGGGGTTGTTTTCCTCGCGTACATTATAGTTGCTGCTCTATCCGCTGTACGCGCTCGGTGAGGCGTTGGCTTGCTTCGCTTGGGCTGTAGGGTTGTGTGAATACGCCTACGGGGTTGAGTGTGAGTTGGGTGGTGTTGGCTGCGTAGTCCCGGGTTTTCTGGACGATTACGTAGCCTCCTTTTATTTTCACGTCGATTGTTCTGTCCACGTAGACGTATTGGGCGGGGTGCCATGTGTTGGCTTCGTGGAGGGTGACTGTGAGTCGTGGTTGGATTGTGCTTTCCCGGGCGAGTATGCTTTGGGCTTGCGCGCGGGCGGCTGGTTGGTTTCCTATGGTTTCGTCTTTGATGTAGCGGCCTTTCACTGCGCCTTGGTATGTTTCTTGGCTGATTTTGTTTTCGAGGGTTTCGCTGATTCCTGTGGCTCCGTCTATTTTGATTTTGTTTGTGAGGGTGGAGGCGTCGCTGAGGGTTTCGATTTGGCAGGGGGTTGTGTCGTCGATTGTGCGGGTGGTTGTGTGAGGGTAGTATTGGTCTATGCGGAAGGTTGCGTCCGCGTTTTCATATAGGAGTATGGGTGTTTTGAGGCTTTCCACGTAGTATTTGAGTATGTCGAAGGGGGTCATGTTCTCATAGTTGCGGGCTATGGCTTCCGTGCTCCCGTAGTAGTTGCTGGTCGCATCGAGGGTGAGGGTTTTCATGTAGTCGTTGCTTTGGATTACACCCGCGGGGTTGCTGGCGTTTGCGATGTGGCCGATGGTGAACTCTGTGAGGCTGAATGTGTCGCTGGTGCCTATGTCCGCGGCGTTCGTGATGTCGTCGCTCAGGTATATTTCGTTTCCGTTCGCTATTTGGCTGACTTGGAACCTGTTGGGTTGGTATGCGCCTGTGAAGTTCACGTCTACTTCGAGGAAGTCCACGTTGATTGTGAAGGCGCTTGTAGTGGCCTCTGTTTCGAACGCGAACCAGATTTCCCCGTCTGCGCTCACATAGTTTTTGCTCTTCGCGGTGTCGGTTTCATCTCCTCCCGCCGCGGTGGTGTAGGTGTGGAGTGTGTCCCAGCTATCCGTGTTCCAATTGTATATTTTCACGTACCATGTGACTCCGTCCGCGGAAGCCGTAGACTTCACTTTCACGTCTATGTCGGAGACC